CATACAATTATACTATTATGTTATCAGATACCATAGTACACCACCTAACGTTCCTAGTAGTGTAAGTATTAAAGTTCCGCTTACTTTGATTATTGATCTTAACGCTGAGTTTTCTTTTTCAGTTAAACTTTCAGCAATTTGTCTCATCATTTCTTCAAGCTTGTCAAGACGTTGATTTGTTGCTATTTGTCCGTTTTGCAAATTTTCTAGTTCCAGTTTTAGTTGCTCATACCGTTCGGCACACAGATCAACATGTGCTTCTAGATTATGTTTTTCATATTCAGTGGTAGACATTATACACAACTCCTGTTACTTTAAATTTAATATCTCAGTTGCCATAATATCTTTAGCCTAGGGTATTTGGTTGCCTTGAGCTCGGACTTAATTGTCTCCGAATCACACTATTATTTAACATCATATTACTTAACAAAATACTGTACGTTATTTAATAAAAATATTTGACAATTGCCCATAGCTTAAAAAATATGGAGGATATTGCGGCACAGTTTCAGTTAGTGCAGGCACAACAGGAACCATATGTAAATCGTTGTACAGAGCTTCGTGGTTTTCTCCAAATACCATTTGTCTGTCGCAATAAAACTCTAATTGCCAAACAGTAATATAGTCAGGCAAATTTGGATTTGGGAATACAATGTTGTAGTCCGACTCAGGTACATTATAATATTGGTATGTTAAAACTGATGTATTGTGTATATTTGATCGTAAACTTATTACTTGACATAACGTATCAAAATTTCGTTGTTGATTACGTTTAACAATATAGTCATTGCTATTGTTCTTGTTTGTGCCATTAATACCTGTTGGTGTAATGTCTACTGTGGTGTAAATGTTATATATATAATTCATAATAATAAGTGCTCATAATCGTATAATCCCATGTAGGATAAACTACTAGTGTTATTTAACGGATCGCACTGAGCAAACCATTTTCCCGATTTAACGCTGATTATTCTGTTATCATTCCATTTATAGTGCAAAGTTTTCATGTCATTAAAAAAGGCTACTATAAAGTATATAGCAGCCTTTGTTAGTATGGTTATATTTTATTAGCTAGTTGCTAATTTTAAACCTAAGTTAGTTACTGTTGTGCCACTGACGTCTACACTATTTGCACCAACTGTTGCACCTAGTGCTCTAATTGCTGTTTGCATTGTTGCTGCCGTCCAGCCGCCACCGTTGCCTTCAAGCATGATACTGATTTGACCGGTTGCGTCATTTTCAATTTGCATGTAGGTTACAGTTGCTTTTGTTAGCACTTCAAAAAGAATTGCTTCAATACTTTCGCCAGTTTGACCTTCTGTGCGAATATCTTGTGCTACAGCTGAACCGTTTTTAATAACAATTGCATATGCCTCTGGTTGACTGCCGCTAAAGCTAACAAGTCCGCCAACTGCTGTATTTTGATTAACACCACTAAGTACATCACCGTTTACACGAGTTACTTCTGCCATTTTTCATCTCCGTTTATCGTGCGCATTTGCGCTGCTAGTATTTATCATAGCCGTAAAAAAAGAACGGCTATAAAAACCGTTCTTTTCTTACACTTGTAGTAAATTTACTGAGTAAATGTTAGTGTAGTTGCGCTAGTAACGCCGGCTGCGCCGTAACCACTACCGTCAGTGATGCCTGCACCCTGAAGTAGAAGTGTTACTACGTTAGTAGCAACGATAGTTCCAGCAACAGTGTTGCCTTCGCCTTCGGCTTTTTGGATTGCTGCTTTCATTTCGTCTTGTGTGATACTAGTTTTGCTCATTGTAACAACACGAGTAGTTGGACCTACGCCATTGCTGTTAGTTACTGAAGCGTTCGAGTTTGTTAGTTCTGCCATTTGTTCATCCTTTGACTATTAATATGTTATTATTTATCACCAACCGGCAACTTTCTTACCTAAATAATACCCACCTGCGCCGGCGGCGGCCAATTTTGCCCATAGTGGAACACCGCCGGTTTTAGTAGTTTCAGCACCTGCTTTTTTTGCAACACGTGCAAATGGTGCATAAAAGTCGACTTGTTTGAGGTCTCGACTTAACCCTCTGTGTACTCTAGCTATTGCTTGTACACGCTCGTTACCTAAGGATCTGTCCCAATCGGCAACTACTCGTCTAGCACTGATCAACCCTGGGCTTTTAACTCCCAGCTGTCTTTGCAATGCTAGAAAGAATCTTCTATCATAACTTGCATCATTTTTGCCTTGTGCAATATTTCTTAACCAAGATTTAAGTTGTAAACTTGGCACTGATATTGCACGATCATTTATTATTTTGTCAGAATATCTATCTGGACCGAGCAAGATCTGAGCCATATTATTAAAATCACTTCCGCTACTACGCCAGCCCGATAGTCCATTGGACAAGGTGCGAGTTGCATACTCTTTTGCAGCCTTAGGATTTTCGTATTTCATAATTTGTAGTGCTAAGGCACTATTAAAAAAATTGTCTGCTATATTTCCTATACCCACTTCTGGTAAATTAGTTGGGTTTCTAAATACCCTAGCTTCGCCTAAATCTTTAATAAACGTGTAGCTCATGATTGCGCCTCTTTTGCTGCTCGCCTTGCAGCTAGTACTTTAGTCATTATGTCTAGTATACTACGATCCGTTAATTTAGCGGTTCCAATTTGTCGTTTGAGTTCATTATCTAATTTAACTTTATTATTTGAACTTAAAAATGCATATAGAGTTTTTCTATATACTTGCTCGTCGGTCATATCTCTGCCGGTCCGTTGCAATCGCTTAACAGTATCATACCATTTTTTTCGGTTTTGTTTGGCAATAATAGTATCCTCTGGGCGTATTTTAGCAACCTGTTTTTTAAACCAGTTTGCGCTTTTTTGTTTAATTGCTGTTGTTCTACTTGCACCAGGAAGAGGTGCTTCATTTAATATATCTACAATTTTCATTGTCTATACTTCCGTACACTGCGACTAAACTTTTTATTATCTTTGCCTCGAATACTATTAATTAGCTTTCGTTCTAAGTCAGCTGCAGTAGCAGAATCAAAGTTTTCGTATATCATGTTTATAACATTAATAGCACTACTAATTGCATGATTGGCACGGCTTTCAATGATTGTTGCACGATCCTGCTGAGGAACCATGTTACTAATTTCTTCAAGAATACTGCGAGTTTTCTTTTTCATAATTATATTTATTCAAAAATACCTATTAGAGAATTTATCTTATTATTAGCTACTCTTTAAGCCTGCTAACATATTTTTTAATTTAGTACTCTGAACATCTGCTTTTATCTTAGGCACATCTCCGGAATCAGGTGCGCCATTCACTACACTTTTCTTTTTTAATGTGTCATACACTGTACTATTTGGCGGTGGGCTATAATCATCCTCGTCACCTGCATCAACAATACGCAAACTGTCAACATCAAACGCTAGCTCTACTTTTTGTCCAACGCCACTACTACTACGTGTTTTCATTAGTTGCAGTTGATAGCGTCCAGTTTCTCTCATGCTACGAGTAGTGAAGATACCAAACACATTATCTGCAGTATTAATCTTACTAATACCCCCTGAAATATGACTGTGATCAAACTCAACTTCTTCTACTGCGCCTCTATTCAGCTGACTAGCAGTAACTACAATCATATCCATTTCTTTTGCTAGGTTGCGCAATTCTTCTGACACATATTTGTCTTTTACAAACATGTCGCTTGGGCTAACTTTAGCACTCACTGGCATAAGCAAATCCAAATAGTCAACACAAATGTAATCGCATCTAAGCCCAGTTTTGATTTGTAGTTCTTTGAGATAACTGCGAATGTCGTTTACGTTGCTTTGTGCTGGCATGTACTTGATTTGTAGCTTACCGGACTTTTTGCCCATCATCTTGACTTTCATTTCCACCCCGTCGAGATCTTTAAAAATGTCTCTACTAGCAATACCTGTGGTCATGCTGTCGATACGCATACTACAAAGATTTTCACTAAGCTCTAGTGTAATGAATACGCCGTTTTTGCCTCCTTGCATCCAGTTAACAGCTAGGTTTTGCATAAACAAACTTTTACCAGAACCCGAACCACCTGCAAAAATTTCTAGTTCGCCTCTATTAAAGCCGCCAAACAATTTACGGTCTAGCGTAGGCCAACCTGTGGTCATTTGTCCGTTGTTGTCTTTAAGTGCATTTAGCCTGCTTCTTGGGTCTTCGAAATAGTCAAGCCCTAAATCTCGTGTTAAACTAATCTGCACTGCATCCTTAACCAACTTTTCAATTGGATCGTACTCGCCTTTTTCAATCAAGTCAGCACTTTCCAGTATCACACGCTTGAGTGTTTCATGTCGTGTAAAGCTTTCAAACTCGTCTAGGAACCAGTCAGTCATTGTGCTGTCTAGCCCGTCTACTTTTTCAAGTGGCGTACCAGTTTCTGCTTTTACTTGTGCAGGCGTAGGAAGATCATTGTACTTGTTGCTGTACTCACTAATAAAATCGGCAGCACTTCTTAGACTACGATCAAAGTTAATACTGTCAAAAATGTTTTGCACTCGCACATAACATTGAGCATCACTGATCATGATTTCTAAAAATAGCTTTTGTAGATCTGTACTATAATCTTTAGTTGCCATGTTATTCCTTGTTTTATTATATATTAACCAAAAACGGTT